TGGTTGATCCTCATAACTCCATTTTTCTGCTGGTTCTTGACAATAATACAATTTTCCACTTCGGCAACGCAGCGAACCATCTATCCACTGTGCCATGTGGGTCAGTTCATGAAAAAGAGTTTTTATATACAATTCCTTCTCCATGTGTGCTTGAAGGTCAATCAGGAACGCACGGGGGCGACTTGATGGACCATTAACATCACAATAACCAACAACTTGATCACACTTCAATCCACGGTGAACAATATCAATATCAAGTTTGTGGCGTGGATAATAGGTATTCACAAACCAAGAGGTAACATCCTCACAGAGTTTTTTAGAATAACCGTATCCAGAATGATTGATGTAAGACATTGTCCCCAATGAAGAAACCAAATAAATGAACTAACAAAAATAAGTTTTTCTTTAGATGTCATCAACGCTTATCCTCAGGTGCCATATTTTTCAATGCGTCATATGTGTCTGAGTAGGAAACTTCCCACAATTCATTTAATATAGCATCATATTGCTTATACGTCGATCCATCAACAATACTATTCACCTGTTGCTTACGCACAGCATCGAAAACAAGTTGCCACTGATGATGATTCAAGTTTGGGTACATAGTTTCAATTAAAATTGTGTAAGTTGTGCAGTACAGCACCTACATTCATTTTACCATGAAAGTATCCCGCTATGATGATACTGATGCCAAATAACAAACATGCACCAAATGACAGTATCAGCGGGATTTTCTCATTTGTATATTTTGTCACTTGTAGAGATAACCTCCTGCCCAGTCAGCGTGCTCCAGCAACCATTCACGATCACTGATGATACAAAGGTTGAAACGTACATGCTTAGCAGGACCTTTGAATGATGCTGGTTTGTAAACTTCACCAGTCTTCTTATCAATGAAAGCATGAACACTGCGGGAGGGAGAGCGATTCTCATTAGGAACCTCCATCACAATTTTGTGATACTTACGTCCACTCTCGATCACAAACTTGTAGGCAGGTGCCTCATACTTACCACCAATCGTGCCCTTGTTACGGGACTTGAAGTTATCTTCAAGAGCGTCACACAGCATCAGAGTGTACTTGCGGACGTTGAGTTCAATGGTGTTGCGAGCATCCTGAGTGGCAACGTAGTCAGCGAAGGTGGTTCCCATTGGTTTGGATCGTATGAACGTATTATAGGGGCATTTGGGGGCATTTCAGCGCCCCCTGTGCCAGTTATTCAGTCGCCCATCTCACGGCGGAGTTGACGCAACTGATCTTCCAGTTGTAACCTAACGTATTCTGGGGTATAAGTTCCCTTATCTTCCCTACGTCGATTCATCTCATCTTCCACTTTCTTAGTGATAGATGCGTGGCGCATGTGCTCACTTGGGTGTGCCATCATACTTTTGGTTTGACTCATGCAAAATTGAAGTTGCAAGAGTTCAATGTCGTCAAATTCAATCATGCTGCAAGTGCTCCTTCGGGAATTTCAACAATTTCAGGATCGTTGTCGTTAAACTCATTCATATTATAGCAAGTCCAACCTGCGCTGGTAAAAATGTATGCGTACTCTTCGTTACGAAGTTTGTCCAGATACTCCTCCTTCGTCATCAAACTAGGAGGACAATCTGTACCATAATACTCAGGTTTGTGGTCATCATTCCAACATGTAGACATGTCGCCACCATCAATCAGGTCAGATGCTTTATCCTTGCTGTTGTAGTGTGTCTTCAGAATACGACCCAACCAGGAAGGATAACCATCCCAGTGATGATATGCTGAAAGGATGGAATCGTCTGAGAGTTGGATGCCGATGCGTGAACGAGTTGCCATAACAAGAGAAAAAAATACTGGGACTTACCGATGCAAGCTAACGTGCCCAGTTTGTGTGTGAGAGAGGCGGTTCCGCGTAAGGGAACACATTTTGATTTACCTCTCATGTGTTTGTGGAGTTTATCACCAGCAGTAGAGTTGCCAACTGACTCGCTAGGAGTGATGAATGGGTGTCCTGTTCCCCTCCACTCCGTTAGTATAGGGCAGAGTGAGGCAGAGTCGAGGGCACAGTGGACAGTTCAGGAACTGGAACCCAAGTGTATCCCAATTTGCCTTCTTCATCAAATAATAGATGAAAGTCGGGAAAGAGTACATCACACCGAAGGTAATTACCTTTCTTTAAGATAACTTTCTCAGAGGAATCTTTTACCTCATCATAGTCAACCAGAGATGGTTTGACAAGTTTATAGCATTGCTCATCAATACCCAAACGATTGCACAATTCAAAGAAATTATCTTCCATGTACTCTACACCATAGATGTGAGATTGAGGAACACCACGATCAATCAGAACAGATGAAAAGTTACCGTTTCCAGCACAATAATCAAGAAATATATCATTCTTTAATTGAGATTCTGACAGTGAATCAATCATCTTATGAATACATTTCTCTGGAGTAAATACCTCTCCAGTTTTACGTATTCTATCGTCAGATCTTTCAATATAAGATCCAAGTTTTTGATTGTGTTTATTCTTTATACTCATCAGTGATGCTTATTCCTCTTCTTTGCAAGAACTCCACGAATATGATCTTTCTCATCTTCAGTTATACTAAAGAAGTCATAAACGTCCTCCTCACTATTATAGCAGCAATCTTTAATATTGGGAAGGAACTCTTTATTAAAGCGACTGATCATGGTAAATCCAATATTGCAATAGGAAATATATCGGAACAGTTCAGATTCAGTGTAAATCTTCAAGATTGTCTCTGCCTGTTCTTTACTATCACACTCTTGATAAAATCCATTCTCCAATCCATCTACCCACTCATTAGCAACACCATGATAGCGCAACTTATTGTTGACTCGTTTAGCAGTAGGACGAATATATGCGAAGTATTTGGCAGAAATCTTTCCCTTCTTGTGCATAACAAACTCATTGTCATTACGCATAACTTTATTATGGAGAGTAAAATCAGTTAGATTCATCTCCATCACAGGATTAGGAGAATCAAAGTCAGTCTCTACAGTATCTCCGTTAGGAAGAATGAGAGGAAACTTCTCCTTAGTCTCACCTAATCCACCCACAACATTACATACCCAAGTACCTTCAATCGAATCAACAAATGATTCACCATAAGTCAAATCAATCCTATCAATGCGAAGATTATTCTTCGCATAAGTTGCTCCTTTGGTATATGGAGTTAAGATCTTATTAGGAACGAGAAACTGAAACTCTCCATCTTCTGTAAGAAGATTTGGCAGTAGTTTCAGTGTCTTTACATACATTCCATCATCATATGGAGGATTAGATAAAATTTTATCAAATCTCATACCAATATTCTCCGTGAATAGATCTTGTTCGATTACATTAAATTTATAGACTTTTGCAAGTTTTTGTAAAAAAGATTGATGTGTTAAAAGATTATCCCAAACATAAACATCTGATGGACTGACACCATATTCCACAATGAGGCGCATGGTGCCAGTACCATCAGGATCAAAGAGAATGAGGTAATTCATCATTTAACTGAAGTATCACTCATTATAGCATGAAAACACTCTTCTGGGATAGGACGATGGACGCCATCAAAATTGGATACTGATGCAAGTGCTTCAATCACATTGTTCTCAAGATTCTTAGCAACACAAGAATTAACATCAGAAATGCGGGAGTTCATAATGTTTTTGTTAAGAATACCTTGATCAACCATATCTCGAATTACATTTGGATGAACATTTACCGTATCTTGAAAATACTCAGAAGAAAGGAGAGTGTCAATAGTTTCTACCCTATGATCATCCAACTGTTCCATCAAAACAACTTTAGAAAAACGAGTGAGAAAAACAAGAATAGTTTCACGCTTCTTCTTCAATTCATTTTGAATTTGCTTCTTAGTTGCATTTTTTGAAACTTGTTTTGCCTTGGATTGATCAGTATTATTAGAGTTTGCCTCATAATATTCATATGGACGATGCCCACTCTTTTGATAGTCGACGTTGTCAAAATCAAACTGAGACAGTTTTTCGTTGTTAATTGGGACACCAGCACAGATTTTACTCACATCCTTAATGTCCAATGCCATCATCTTATCAATCTCAGTGATGTCAAGAGGTTCAAATCCAGTATTGTATCCAAGAGTATTGAAACAATCCAGATAAGAAACATCAGATAGAAGTTGCTCACCACTGTTAGAACTTGAGTAGGTCAGCAGATCATAGTCACGCATTATTTTAAGACCACGTTCTGCCGCAAAATCAATCACCAGTGCATCCTTTTCAGGATTAGATGATGCTCGCAGTGCCATCTGAAGGAACTGAGAGACAGATTCTCCCGTACTAAGGAACATAACAGTATCCCATGGTGCAGTGACACCCAAAACATTTGCAGAAACAGTGAAGCAAATGGTGTGAGAATAACGTTCCAGATGGGCATTGATTTGCTCAAATCCTTTCTTGCTGTCACCATGACAACTCATAGGTTCATAGATGCAATCAGACTTCTTAATGTATTCACAAATTAGGTCACATGCTTTGATAGAAGGGAGAGCACAATAGATGTGTTTGGAATTGGAGAGAGTATATTGAGATGCAAGAAGTTTAGGATTTTTACCAACAATCAAATGCTCATTGATAAATGCCATGACGAGAGCAGGATACCTGAAATCATCCTTAGCATCATTCAAATCAAAAAGATTGGTGATTGAATCTGGTGCATCTGGATGATATTGTTTGAACTCAGTATCATACTTTGCAACAACCAAATTGATCCTTGAATAAGGAAGATTGTTTTCCTCGCAATATTTTACGTTGTTGTAGTAAGTCCACACAAAACGATTAGTATCACCATACTGCTCAATATAATCAAAGGCAGTGCCAGAAACATCAATCACACGAGATTGATCAAAATACTGGCGAATTTTGGAGATTTCTTCTGCTTTGCCACCAACATGAACTTCATCAAAGATGAGAAGATCTACATCAACATCATAGAAAAGATGAAGTTTATTGATCAGATATTGTGCTGTAGTAAAGAGAAGAACTTGCCGCCCTTTCAGAAGACTTTCTTCTACCTTTTCTTTCCAATCATTATTTCCCATGCGAATATATTCAATATTCGCAAAAGCATCAAAATTCTCAGTATCTTCTTTCCAAGATTGCTCAGGAGATTTAATACGGGAAATTGCAAGAGATACCTTGAACTTATGATCAACGATTGCCTGATTACACATGACAACTTTACCTGTACGCATCAGAGCACACAGGAGCATTGACTTAAATCCTTGAGAAAAAGCACGATTTACTTTATCTTGGAAAATCCGTTGAGGATAACGAAGATTGAGTTGAATACGTTCCTTTTTACCCTTAAATTGTTTCCATACAAGATCCTCAATTTCTTTGAGAAGAATGTCCCTATCTTTAACGCCATTTATCAGTGCAAAGCACTCTTTACTTCCACGCTTTGGATTGTATTTGACGATAGGAAGAAGGTCAATCTTTGGATGGAGGAGTTTATCTAGGTGAATTCCTTCTTTAGGGATCTCAAACCAAGTCGTGTGATGTTCTTGACCCAATAGATCCCAATCTGAAAATAGTTTTGTATAATCTCCATCTTTATGACGATCATCTTTACGAGTATCTTTTGTCTGACCATAGAAAAAATTTCCAGTGGCAAGATTCTGCAGAATGTAGTGATAGACCATCCCTTTGTTCATTGATTTCATCCATCATAACAATAAAAAAAGCACCCTGCAAGGGTGCTGTGCCAATTAACGAACTGACTCTGGTTTGTCTAGTGCAAACATCATATCAGTTACACTCTCTCGAAAATCCATAGCAACTTGACTTAACTCAGATGCTGGAAGATTTGTTTGAACTGTATTACCATCAACCATGATGTTAAAAGTTCCATCTCTATTCAAAATGACAGTAAATTGATCAAGCATTTCAATTATCGTGAATTTTACATTCTGGTGCGCCAGGTTCTACTTCGCAAAATAGTTCTAATGGACTTGGATCGTGATGATCTCCAGCAGCAATTTCTTCTGCATGATTCTCAACATAAACTTCAAGTTCATGAAGTTCCTCTTCGATGTGACGACGTTGTTGAGGAGATGTTGTTGGATTACTAAGAATCCCGCGATCAACCTCAATATGCTTTTCTACGCTTTCCATTGGGTTGTTTGTAACTTAATGTACCTATTTATTTTAGTCAATCATCCAAAGGATTGCAAGTGCGCCAATGCTTACCAGCACCCTTAAGTTTGGAAACCATCATATCAGCAAATGCTTCCATCCTTTCTGGATGAACTGCCCCAATTCCACTCTCCTTTACCGCGTTTTCAATACTCTCTGCCTCATTTTGAGATAGTTTTTTACCATTTTTAGGAAGAGTCATAGACTTTTACTTGAACTATAAATTAGTTATAGGTTTAATGTTTTCTTTGGGATCGATTAACAATTCTTAATCATCATCATTAAAGAAAGTTCCCCATGTACCAGAGGAACCTTCTTGTCGGTTCTCAAGTTGCTCTAAGATTGAATCTGTATCGATAACATTATCAATGGAAGAGATCATCTTTGCAATGGCAGTACATACCATTGGACGTTCAGTTCTAGCAGCAAATGACAATGCATTTCTGAGTGATTGTTGTGATTCTTTAAGAGAATCTTCTACGGATTTAGATAATGCCATTTTTTTCAGAGTTCTGTGTAGTCGGGCCAAGTTCCCTGTGCTTCGGGAGAATAAAAGTAACCATAATCTGAATCATAACTACTAGCACCAGAAGTTACTGTAAATGTTGTGAATGGATCGGGACGATTAGGATCATTGCGATCATAGTCATACCAATACTTAGAATGCTCTAATGCTTTATCATTGCATCGAACAACGTCAACTTTACTGAGTAGATATTTTGCTTTACTCACTTCTTCTTGATGAGTTTTCATATGATCTTTAATCACTTTCTCCACTTTATCATAGAGATCCATATCGTTCTTCATCCTCCTTGACATATTTTTCGATCATAGCAACTATTTCTTTAGATGTCAACCCATTCAAATGTTTCCACCTAGGATCATCTTCATCCCACTCTAATGAGAATGATTTGTCATCATTCATATGAATTTTAAGACCATCTTCAGCATCCATCTTTTTTGTACTCCTTACGACATTTTTTTAGTTCTTTAAGTTCCTCTTTTATCTGCTGATAGGCATCTTCTGTTGATAGTTTATTTGCCATTTCCATGGCTGTGATTATCTCAACTCTAGTGCCAAAATGTTGCAGTGCCCTCTCAAAACAATCTAATTCTTCATACATTTTGTTTCTCCTTTATCTTCTTCAATAATTCTTTTGCTGTTTTCATTGATCTTCTCCAAACAATATATTTGACAATAGGATTGTTTGGATTATTTGTGATCCACCACCACTTTCTCTTAATTTGAAATGATACTAATTCTAGCACATATGTAAAAGCGGCAGCAACATTTTCATCAGTCACGATGAAGTATGCTACTACCGCAAAGAGAGCAAATATAATATAATATGAACTCATTAACCAAATTCCTCATTACGCCGACGATCAAGATATTCAACAATTTCAGAACGCCACTCCATCAATTCATGATAACATTCTTGATTGTGAGCACATTGACGAAGTTGATGATCTGGTTTCAAAACACTTTCATAAAAGAGTCCCAGAGCATCCCTTCGTTTTTCATGTTTGTTTGTTTCTGACATTAGTCTTGCGTTTCTTGGGTTTGCATTTCCTTTGAATAAATTGCACTGCAGATTTATAATTGGGGCATACCTTTACTTGCCCACCATTATGTATAACAGCAAATTTTTTAGTATTACCTAAAGGAATTGCTGCCCACATTCCATCTTTAGTGCAATATCCTAATGGATCACCTGGCACTGGATTTAGTACACCAGGACGAGGAATGAAGGGTTTGAGGAATGTTCCACTCATACAGCAGTAACACTAACTACTTGAGCATTTGGGTTACGAGCAAGAGCAACTGCTTTTGCCTCCTGATAGTCACGGGCATGAACAGTTTCATAGAAAACTTTGCCAGCAACGTAGAGTTCAACTTTGCACTTCATGATGATCCTTTGGGGATAGATGTATTATACAATAGAAAGTGAGTGAAGCAAGGAAATTTTATCATTTCCTTACAATCGAAACGGCAGGTTCTCCCTTGTTGAATACAGTGTCAACCACTGCCTGCACACTGCGAGAGGTGCTGATGCCCACCTTGTCGAAGACAGGCACGCAAACCATACCAAATGTCTTCTCAGCACCACCCAGGCGGATTACACGCCCGATTGATTGAGAGATACCAATATAATCCATGTTACGCATGAAAAGAACTGCCTCTAATCCCTTGACATTCATACCTTCAGAAAGGATAGAATGATGCATCACAACAAATCTTTTGTTGTCACGACCCCAAGCGTTTAGTGTGTTGAAGAACTGCTCACGGGTAACTTTCTGCCCGTTGATGATTGCACCAGTCTTGCTGGTGATATACATCCAGTTGTAACCACGCTGCTCAAGAAGATCAGTGAAGTCAGATTGAGTAATGAGACGAACAATCTGCTTTGTAGAACGAGCAGCAATCAGGATCTTGTTCAGAGAATTAGCATCGATAGTATCAATGAGATTCTTACAATCAGATTGACGTTGATCACCTGTAGGCAGTTCAGTGATTACAACTTTAGGAGGGAGAATATAACCCTCCTCAACAAGTTTAGGTGCAGGAACATTGCAGATTACCTGTCCATAAACCTCACCATTATTCATCCCTGGTTTCTGAGCAGTAACAGAGTGCTTCGGAGTCGCAGTAAAGAAATAGCAACGATCAGCATACTTGCTGAAATACAACGTAGAAAGATAAAAGTTTCGTTGAACAGAATTATGTGCCTCATCAAAATAGATGCAATCAACACTGATGTCAGACTCAACAACACGCATCAAAGAGTGATACGTTGTGAAGATAATACGATTACGCTTCCAAGTTTGTACTGCCCAGTCATAAATATGTGCTGGTTTGGTGGTAGATTCGTGCTCAGTTTCACCACTGTGAACATGAAGAACACGAACCATGGGATCAGTGATAACATCCAGAAACTCCTTACAGAGTTGTTCTGCCAGCAGAATACGAGGAGCAACCACAACAATAGTGGTAGATCCCTCACGATCAAACTGTTGCTTTGCATCTTGAATCATACACATTGTCTTACCACCACCAGTCGGGATGATAACCTGACCCTTGTCATGCTGCTGCATTGCATCACATGCCTGGCGCTGGTGGGGGCGGAGAGTGATGGTCAAGTGTGTGTCCCGTTCAGTATGGAATAATTATAGCACAAAAGGGCACCCGAAGGTACCCCCTGTGACACTAGAAGAACTGTTCCAATCCAACTGGTTCCCCAAAGGAATAATCATAAGTAAGTGCATTATGACACACATAATGTGGGTGTGTAACATCTACTCCCAAACGTTTACACAATTCTTGATGATTATCTTCCATCATCTCTACAGCATATAACATGTTATCAAGAATATGATCTTCACTGTGATATTGTGACAAACGGTTCTTCAATCCAACAAGAAAGTTACCACAACCTGCTGAATTGTCAATAAACGTACTCTCAGGATTTTTCAGTAGTTCAATATCAATATCATCAATCATGTACTCAACAAGTTCCATAGGAGTGAATACTTCTTGAGTTACCTTAATACGTTCATCAGAACGATCAATAGTAGATCCAACTTCCTGATTGTGCTTGTTCTTAGACATTTTGTTCAAGGCAGTTGATGTAAGTGGTGATGAGATCGTTCTTACCAAAGTGATAACGACCATTGCATTGTGTTGCTGTTTCTCTAAACTTATCAGCAAACTTAACTAGATTTTGTTTTACTTCATCACTACGAACTTTAAGAAAGTGATGACCTTTTGCATAGTGAACAAAATTCTCAGTTTTTACTCTACCACTGGGTCCACATCCATACTCACCAACAAATACATCTGCTTCTTCTCTCCTCTCGTAAGGAAGAAACTCAAAATCTGGATGAGTACGAAGCATCTCTATCTTCGCTCTAGATTGATTCTTTACTTCCCATTTTTGGTACACAGCATTGATGCCACCAGGAAAAGATTTGGAATCACAATCTTCATCATGAACACAATGTAAATTGCTATTGATTTTATTCAGTGAAGAAGGTTTTCTTACAGAAGTTGGCAACACAAATCGAACATCATCAGTAATTTCTGATGATTTATTAAGGAATTTGATGGCCAAATTACCTCCAACACCATATGGAGGATTTCCAATAGCTAAGCTAAACCTCATCCTTCAAAAGCAACAAAGGTACTCTAGCAAGATTTAGAGCATTTGTCAAGCGTTGGTACGCATAATATATGCTAATGCGTATGCGTTTGTACCAACAGAAGTTGTGATGCCAGCAGTGCTGTCTACAGCGTAGTTATTTCCAGCACCAACAATAAATCTATCTCGTAGATCTGGTGTGCCATCATTTCCATCACATAGTTTGTATCCAGAAGGAACACTACCAACTGAACCAGACCACATAATAATTCCACCAATAGGTACACCAAGAGGAGCAAATTCTTTTGGTTTGATACCAACTTCTAACTGATTAGTAGTTTCGTTGTAAAGAATTGCTCCTGGAACAATTCCATTTGGCGTTGTTTTCTTTGCAGATACGTGACCAGCAGAAGCAGTTTGTCCCCCAGCAGGATCCCATAAATCTGTGATAATATCAATCGTAGATTGTGGTGCAGATGGTGGGATAAAGTAACTATTGATTGAGGGAGATGCAGCACCAGCATCAAGAATAGATCTTGGGAATACTGTATTGATGCCTATAACAGAGAGATAACCTGTTCCTTCATCTTCAAACCCTAAACCATAGTTTGTTTGTCCATAACCAGGAACTGCTGTAAGTCTAAATGGTAGAATAGATACTGAACCACCTATTATCGTAGATGCTCCAGATTCAACCTGGAAGTCACCGAAATTT